TCTAAAATTTACCTTGCTTTCTATAAACCAAAAGGAATTTTGTCTACCATGTCAGACCCTGAGGGTCGCCCAAATCTCGGCGACTTTTTCCAGGGACGAAATGACCGCCTCTTCCACGTAGGCCGCCTGGATAAGGACTCTGAAGGTTTGATCCTTCTTACCAACGATGGCGATGTAACCCATCGAGCAACCCATCCTTCATATGGATTGGTGAAGCGGTACTTGGTTGAGATTGAGGGAACCCTCAATAAGGCCGATATCGATGCGCTCCTCAAGGGAGTCGAACTCGAGGATGGTCTAGCCCGAGCCCTCGATGTCAAGAGTGTCCGAGAGATCTCCCAGAAACATTCTTGGGCTGAGGTCTCGATCCATGAAGGCCGCTATCACATCGTCCGCCGTATGTTCATGGCCCTAGAGCTTCCGGTCGTGAGATTGATCCGTACAGACTTTGGACCGATCTCTATCGGCGAACTCAAAGAGGGTCGGTGGAGAAACCTCAACGAGGGAGAATTAGTAAAACTCTTCAAAGATTTAAAGTTAAAGCGATAAATTGAATTTGTGTTTAGCGTTAAAACGTTTTATCGATACTAGGGGTAAAACTATTAACGCTTTATCGATATAAATAAGCACAAATTACTTTAGAATTAACAATTTGTCGATAATGTGTTGATTGGCTCCAAAAGTATCTCTAAATATCGATAATTTGGAATTGAGCAATATTGCTAAAAAGGTTTATAGGTAACACGATTTAAAACTAATCGAAGAGAGTCAGTCGAACGGTAAGGTTGGAGTATGAAGGTAAGAGCTTTTCGCGGCGCGACCCAATTGCAGGGCGATGACCCGATCGAGATGGAGTCTGCAGTCTGCGAACTTTTGACTGAAATCTTTGCCGTCAACTCAATTGCCAACCAAGACCTCATCTCAATCCTCTTCACCTCGACGCCGGATCTGCAGTGCGAGTTCCCTGCGAAGACAGCCAGATCACTCAATTTAGGTGATGTTCCTCTGATGTGTGCAGTTGAAGTGGATGTGACAGGCGCCCTTCCTCGCATCGTACGAGTCATGGTTCATGCTCACTCACCCTTGGAACGCAGCGCTGTTCGACATATTTATCGCCGCGGAGCAGAAGCTCTTCGACGAGATATCGCTCAATAATGCCTAGTCAGATGAGCCAGATGAAGATCCGCATAGTTGGTGCAGGACTTATGGGCACCTCTCTAGCTCTTTCGCTCAAAAGTGCGGGGCATGAGCTCGAGATGATCGACCAAAATGTCGACCATCAACGTATGGCTCGCGACCTTGTTGGTGCAAATGAAGTGGTAAACCCAGATCTGATTATCATTGCAACTCCGGTAGAATACGTTCTAGAGGTCCTTAAGGAGCAATATCAAGCAAACCCTGATGCGAGGTTTATAGATATTGGGGGATTAAAGTCCAATCTTCTACTAGAGGTTGCAACTATTCCGGGTTTAAATGCTCGTTTCCTCGGTACACATCCGATGGCTGGGCGTGAAGTCGTGGGTCCAGAGGGCGCTAGAGCGGACCTCTTTGAAGGCCGAGCATGGATCCTCACGCCGAGTTCGCAAACCGATCGACGTTTTCTTGAGGCGATAAAGGAGTTAGTCGAAGCCACAGGGGCAACAACTTTCGAATTGGAGCCTGAGCTCCACGATGAACAGATCGCTCTCATCTCTCATCTACCGCAGGTGGTTGGCTCCCTCTTGGGAGGAGAGCTCGACGGTCGCGATCCTGAAGAGTTGACGCTGGCAGGAGCGGGTTTGAGAGATACCTCAAGACTCGCGGGAAGTTCACCGGATCTCTGGGCTGCACTGCTCACGATGAATGCGAAGGAAGTTCTCCCTTTGTTGGAATCGCTAAGAGGATCTATCGACTTATTGATTGAACGACTTGAAGAGGGCGATCGCGAAGGCGTTCGAGAGTTTGTTGCTCGAGGCAATCGTGGACGGGCTCTCATTCCAGGAAAGCATGGTGGGACAGGTCGAAATTACGATCTGCTTCCGATCGTCATTGATGACAAGCCCGGACAGCTAGCAAAGATCTTCGCAGAATGTGAAGCGGTGGCAGTCAACGTAGAAGATCTCTCGATCGAACATAGCCCAGGTCAACTCACTGGATTAATTACGTTGGCGCTATCTCCAGATGATGCGATAAAGCTTCATAGTCACCTCTTAAGCAAGGGTTGGCTCGCGCATAAACCTCGCTCTGCATAGCCAGTAAGGTTCTCTTATGTCGACTACCGTGATCGCGATAGATGGTCCGAGTGGTTCCGGAAAATCTTCTACTGCCAAAGCAATAGCCCTGCGTGCCAATTGGGATTACTTAGATACTGGCGCGCTCTATCGAGCCGTTACGTGGGTTGCTCTTGAACGCGGAATCACCAATCCGCGCGAGTTGGTCAGAGCGTGCGAAGAGGCACTTATTACCTTTGATGGCGATCCAAGTGACCCAAGAGTCTTCGTGGGCGAAGCCGATATTTCAGAAGTTATTCGCTCACTTCGCATAACAGATCAGGTGAGTATCTACGCGCAGATGGCAGAGGTGCGGGAGTTTCTCTTACATATGCAGCGAGAGATGATTCATTCATCCGGACATGGCATTGTCGTTGAAGGCCGCGACATCGGGACTGTTGTTGCACCCGAGGCGCATATGAAGATCTTCCTCTACGCAGACCTACAACAGCGAACAGCGCGACGTGAAAATGAGTTGAGCGAAGGCGATACCGAAACGATCGAACGATCATTGTCGAACCGTGATGCGATTGATACCCAGCGAAAGATCTCGCCACTTCGCATGGCTGCGGATGCACTTGAAATTGACTCCACAAATCTCGACTTAGACGAAGTAGTGGAAGTTATCTGGGGTTGGCTCAAGGAGCGCAATCTCTTGGGTCTACCTAAAGTTGCAGTAATCGGCCGCCCAAACGTTGGAAAATCAACCCTGGTTAATCGCATCATTGGTCGTCGCGAGGCGATCGTTGAAGATACTCCGGGTGTGACACGAGATCGCGTGAAGTATGAAGCCGAGTGGAATGGTCGTCGCTTCTTGTTGATCGATACTGGCGGTTGGGAAGTAAAGCCGGAGGGAATTTCGGAGAAGATCACAGCTGGTTCTGAGATTGCAATTGCTGAGTCTGACGTTGTTCTCTTCGTTGTCGATGCGCAAGTTGGTGCACTCGACGAAGATGAAGCGCTTCTGCATCTATTACGTCGCTCAGGCAAGGCCGTCATTCTCGTAGCAAATAAGGTGGATGGAACTGCGGAAGAGTCACAAGCACATGCGCTCTGGAATTTGGGATTAGGCGAGCCACACTTTGTATCAGCATTGCACGGTCGTGGCGCCGGAGATCTTATGGATCTCTTGATTAAGACTCTTCCTGAAGTGGGTAGCGAGCCGATGGATGATGGCTATCGCCGCATTGCTTTGGTGGGTCGACCAAATGTTGGAAAGTCGAGTTTGCTCAACGCGTTGGCAGGGGAAGCACGAGTTCTTGTTGATGATGTTGCAGGAACGACCCGTGACCCAGTCGATGAGTTAATCAATTTCGGTGGAACGACCTGGCGCTTCATTGATACCGCCGGTATTCGCAGAAGGAGTCATCAGGATTCTGGTACCGATTATTACGCTTCGCTCCGTACTGCCAATGCCTTGGCTCGCGCGGAAGTTGCAGTGGTTGTTTTTGACGCTTCAGAGCCACTCACAGAGCAAGATATTCGAATCGTCACTATGGCTGAAGAAGCTGGACGAGCACTGGTACTTGTGATGAACAAGTGGGATCTCGTTGATGAAGATCGCCAGAGTCAATTGGCGAAGGAGATGGAGCGTCAGCTCGAGAGATATCCGTGGGCACAGCGCGTCAATATTTCAGCGAAGACTGGTTGGCACCGTGACCGGTTAGCGCCGGCTCTTCGTACATCGATCACGAGCTGGGAGAAGCGGGTACCGACTTCAAAGCTCAATGCCTTCCTCGGCGCACTCATCTCGGCCACCCCGCCACCGGTTCGCGGAGGCAAGCAACCCAAGATTCGGTTTGCCACCCAGGCGGCGATCATGCCGCCGAAGTTCGTCATCTTCGCAAGCGACTGGGTTGAGGCCTCCTACCGACGCTTTATCGAGCGCCGCCTTCGCGAGGAGTTTGGCTTCGATGGCAGTCCGGTCGAAGTTTCACTGAAGATCAAAGAGCGCGATAAGGAGTAACGATGGGAGAAGCTCGCACCATTCTCACCATCCCGAACGGGCTGACTGCGCTTCGCGCATTGGGCATCCCGCTCTTTCTCTGGCTCTTCCTCTCGCAACATAATCCTGGCTGGAGTTTTGCTGTTCTCGCCTTCGGAGCATTCACGGATTACGCAGATGGCAAGGTCGCAAGAGCACTGAAGCAGGAATCAGCTCTTGGGGCGGCTATGGATCCGACGATTGATCGGGCCTACATTGCGGCTACCGTGATTGCATTGGCCATTCGCAATTACATTCCTTGGTGGGTTGTCGTGACCTTGATTCTCCGAGATATCTGGGTTGGTCTCGCTCTTATCTATAAGAAGAAAAAGTCCGGGGAGATCTTCACAGTCACCTTCCTCGGAAAGGCTGCAACCTTCAATCTGCTCTATGCCTTCCCGTTGCTCCTTCTTCAATCAGATCGCGGACCGGGGAGATTGGCCCATATTCTGGGATGGAGTTTTGCGATCTGGGGGATAGGGTTGTACCTCGTGACAGCACTTGATTACACGCGCGAGGCACTCTCGACCGAAAGGAAATAATTCGATCATGGCAACAGCTCCGGATCATTTGAAGTACACGAAAGAGCACGAATGGGTTGCAGAACGCCCTGAAGGTCAAGATGGAGTTGTTCGGATTGGCATCACTGACTTTGCGCAAGGCGCCCTCGGAGATATCGTCTATATCCAACTTCCAAAGGTTGGCGAAGAGCTAGTTGCTGGAGCTGTGTGCGGCGAAGTGGAATCGACAAAATCTGTGAGCGAAATTTATGCACCAGTGAGTGGCAAGGTAGTTGCCATCAATTCGAATCTCGATGGCGCCCCTGAAACTCTCAACTCTGATCCTTACGGTGCGGGGTGGATTGCCGATGTTGCGATCGCAGGGACTCCTTCTGACCTCATGAGCGCGTCGGAGTATCTAGAAATTACCGCTTGACCTAACTTCCTGAGGGCAATAGTGTCAGCCTCCAGTTGACCTCAAACCTTCCCCATGAGGAATATTGACGGTATCTATCTAAAAGAGTCGGGAGGTTCTCAGTGAGTAGTTCACCGAAGACCCCTGGCGAAGGTCATACAGAACCTGCTGGCAATCCGGATCTCACATCCACAATTCACCTCTCATCATTGCGATCAGTGAGAAATCAGCGCAATATTGAAGAGATCTTCAGAACGATGTCTGCCGAAGAGCGCGAGATTGTGGCCCAGCTTCCCAAGAATTCAGCGATGTTGCTGGTCCTAGCTGGCGCGAATAAGGGCGCCCGATTCCTGATCAATGGCAACTCCACCTCAATCGGAAGAGACCCACAGTCAGAGATCTTCTTGGATGATGTGACAGTTTCGAGAAAGCATGCTGAGGTTCTGAGAGATGGCGATAACTACGTCATTGTTGATCTCGGAAGCTTGAATGGAACGTACCTTAATTCTCAACCGTCTAATCGCGAGCGACTTGTCGTCGGCGATGAAGTGCAAATTGGTAAGTATCGATTGACATATTTTTCTGGAAAGGGAAATTCATGAGCGTTCCAGCACGTGCATATTTGAGCATCGGAGAAGTTCTAGGCAAGCTCCGTGGTGAATTCCCAGACGTTACGATTTCAAAGATTCGCTTCCTTGAGGCCGAAGGTCTGATCGATCCTCAACGCACGCCATCTGGGTATCGCAAGTTCACCAGTGTCGACCTAGATCGCCTTCGTTATGTACTCGCAGCACAGCGCGACCAGTACCTTCCGCTTCGCGTTATCAAAGAGAATTTGGATGCGCTAGATCGCGGATTAACTCCCGCATTAGTACCAGGAAGCGTTGCCGCACCACGGTTAGCTACTGTCGATGGCGAATTCGCTCCATCCCACTTTGGTGAAGCGAGTGAACTCCGACTCTCTCGCAGCGAGCTTTTGCAGAGCTCTGAACTAACAGAAGAGCAACTCACCGAACTTGAAGGCTTTGGTCTCATCACGATGAAGGGTCGTTACTACGACGCAGATGCACTTGCAGTGGGTCGCGCAGTGGCAGATATGGCTGCATTTGGAATTGAAGCGCGCCACTTGCGTTCATTCAAGACTGCAGCAGATCGCGAAGTTGGACTCGTCGAGCAGGTGATCACGCCGTTGCTTCGACAGAAGGGCGCTGATGCCAAGGCTCGCGCTGAAGAAGTTCAGAATGAACTCTCATCCATCTCGGTCCGGTTACATGCCGCTTTGGTCCGCGCTGGCCTCCACCGTTCTAAATAGTCGCGTCGAGTATCTGTGAGCGAGGGCAATCTTCTTCCCGTTGAGGTAATTGGCGTTCGAGTTGAGATGCCATCGAACCAACCAATCGTTCTCCTTCGTGAAGTCGGGGGAATCAGGTACCTCCCAATTTGGGTTGGTGCGGTCGAAGCAAGCGCAATCGCCTTTGCCCAACAAGGAGTACTTCCGCCCCGGCCAATGACGCACGATCTCTTCAAGACCGTTATTGATACCTTCGGCTCACCTCTTGAATCAGTGCACCTGACTGAGATCCGTGAGGGTGTCTTCTACGCGGTCCTCAATTTCGAGGGCGGAGTGACGATCTCGGCTCGTCCTAGCGATGCGATCGCCTTAGCCCTTCGTATGGAGACCCCGGTTCTAGCGACCGTAGAGCTCTTTACCGCCGTTGGCATCGAGATCCCTGACGCCGCCGAGGATGAGGTCGAGAAGTTCCGTGAATTCTTGGATCAGATCAACCCAGATGACTTCGCCGGCTAACCCTCAACCTCGAGTTGAATCTTTAGGGAGTGCCTGCGTGTCGCTCATTGCCCATTGGAAACCCTCAACCTATGCTTTAGCCATTCCCCATAGAAGTGAGTTCTGATGAGCGAGAAAGTTCCCAGCTCCGAGAGAGCCGAAGTTGGCTATCGCGGTGCTACGGCATGCGTAGCAGCGGGCATTACCTATCGTCAGCTCGATTACTGGGCACGTACAGGACTTGTTGAACCAAGCATCAAGAGTGCATCGGGTTCTGGATCCCAGCGGCTCTATGGCTTCAGAGATATTCTCGTTCTCAAGATTGTGAAGCGCCTCTTAGATACCGGCGTATCACTCCAAAATATTCGCACAGCGGTTGAGCACCTCCGAAGCAGGGGAGTCTCTGATCTTGAGAGCATGACGCTCATGAGCGATGGCACCACTATTTATGAATGTGCCAGTGCTGACCAGATTGTCGATCTTCTTCAAGGAGGACAGGGCGTATTTGGTATCGCTATCTCCCGAGTCTGGAGCGAGGTAGAAGGTTCACTCTCCACCTTGCAAGGTGAGATCAACGGCCAATCAGTGGGTGTTGAAGGTAACGTCGGTAATGACGAACTCTCTCAGCGTCGGAAGGCGAAAGGCGCCTAATACCAATATTCTTCCCCTACGTCACAAGCCAGGGGAGCGAGCATGAATCACGAAGGCGAGAAGTTTGAAGTTCGCCATATCGGGCCAACTAGCTCTGATGAAGCGCAAATGCTTGGGGTCCTTGGTTATTCGGATATCAAGAAGTTCATCAGCGATGTGGTTCCTGCCAATATTCAGATTGAGAAGCAGTTATCTGAAGTTCTCGATACCGCAAAGAGTGAAGTCGCCGTCATCGCAGAACTCCGCGAGATCGCATCACAGAATCAGATCTTTACTTCACTTATTGGTGGTGGGTACTACGGAACCATCACGCCGCCGGTTATCAAGCGAAATGTCCTTGAGAATCCTGCCTGGTACACCGCATACACGCCTTATCAACCGGAGATCTCGCAAGGCCGCCTAGAAGCGCTCTTCGCATTCCAAACTGTCATCTGTGAAATGACTGCCCTAAAATTATCTAATGCCTCAATGCTCGATGAAGGAACTGCGGCAGCAGAGGCAATGACCCTCGCTCGTCGTTCTTCGAAAGCTAGTGATGACGCCGTCTTCCTTATTGAAGAGCATGTACACCCACAGACCAAAGCTGTCGTCGCAACTCGTGCAAAGCCACTGGGCATCAAGATTGTTGAAGTTGATTCCGGTCACCTCGTTCGCGATGGTTTTGATGGCGAGTTCTTCGGACTGCTCGTGCAATATCCAGATGCAACGGGCGAGATCATCGACTATTCAAGTGTTGCTGAGTTTGCACATTCACGTGATGCTCTTGTTATTGCTGCGACTGATCTCCTTGCTCTCACCTTGCTCAAGGCACCAGGGGAGTGGGGCGCAGATATCGCGGTCGGAACTGCACAGCGCTTTGGTGTACCAATGGGATTCGGCGGACCGCATGCTGGCTTTATGGCAGTGCGTGTAGGACTAGAGCGTTCACTTCCTGGAAGACTCGTAGGTCAGAGCATCGATTCGCACGGAAATCCTGCTTTCCGGTTAGCGTTGCAAACTCGAGAGCAACATATTCGTCGCGATAAAGCGACAAGCAATATCTGTACGGCTCAGGTTCTCCTTGCAAATATGAGCGCTTTTTACGCAATGTGGCATGGACCAGTTGGTCTGCGTGCGATTGCAGAGCGAATTCACAATTATGCAACTCGCCTACAAAGTGCATCAGGGTCGCGCAACGATAATATCTTCGATACGGTTACAGTCGATGTGAAGGATGCTGCAGCGATACATGCTGCTGCTGCTGAAAAGAAGATTAACTTCGGTCGAGTATCCGATACTCAAATCAGAATCTCTTTCGATGAGACAACTACCAATGAGATTTTCAATGAGGTCCTTGAGATCCTTGGACTAGGGGATGGTAAAGCTCGGGAGATTGCACCTGCGTTAGAGCGCGAATCGCTCTATCTCCAACATCCAGTCTTTAACACGTATCGCTCTGAGACTTCCATGATGCGCTATCTGCGCACATTGGCAGATCGAGATCTTGCACTGGATCGCACCATGATCCCGCTTGGCTCATGCACAATGAAATTGAATGCAACTACGGAGATGGAAGCGGTCACCTGGCCAGAGTTCGCCTCGTTGCACCCATTTGCTCCGGCGGAACAGTCCAAGGGCTCGAGGCTCTTGATTGATCAGCTCTCGCAGTGGCTCATCAAGATAACCGGCTATGACGCGGTCTCGATGCAACCAAATGCTGGTAGCCAGGGGGAGTTCGCTGGACTGCTCGCGATCCGCAATTATCACGATTCACGGGGCGATCACTCTCGCAATATCTGTTTGATCCCATCGAGTGCACACGGAACGAATGCGGCGAGCGCTGTTATGGCGGGCATGAAGGTGGTCGTCGTTGAATGCGATGAACACGGAAATGTTAGCTTGGAAGATTTGAAGGCGAAGATTGCCGAGTATGAATCGGCGTTGGCAGCGTTGATGGTCACATACCCATCGACCCACGGCGTCTTTGAATCTGCAATCTCAGAGATCTGCGCGATGATTCATGACGCAGGGGGACAGGTGTACGTCGATGGTGCAAATCTCAACGCACTTGTCGGTACTGCACAACCAGGTAAGTTCGGCGCAGATGTATCGCATCTGAACTTGCACAAGACTTTCTGTATTCCACATGGCGGCGGGGGACCAGGTGTTGGTCCAGTAATTGCCAAGGCGCACCTCGCACCGTTCTTGCCAAACCATCCTCTCGATCACCTTGCTGGTCCAGCAACTGGTCCAGGACCTATTTCTGCGGCACCATTTGGTTCAGCGAGCATTCTGCCGATCTCATGGGCTTACATCCGTTTGATGGGTGGAGAGGGACTTACTCATGCAACAGAGGTAGCGATCCTCAATGCCAATTACATGGCAGCACGACTAAAGAGTTCATATCCAATTCTCTATACAGGAGCTCATGGATTAGTGGCTCACGAATGTATTCTCGATATGCGAGAGATCACCAAGGTCTCGGGTGTAACGGTTGACGATATTGCGAAGCGATTGATGGACTTTGGTTTCCATGCGCCAACGATGTCCTTCCCAGTCGCCGGAACCTTGATGATCGAGCCAACTGAATCTGAAGATATTCTCGAGATGAATCGCTTCATCGATGCAATGATCGCTATTCGTGGTGAGATCGATCAGATCATCGAAGGAAAGATCGCGGTTGAAGATTCGGCTCTCCGCCACGCTCCACACACCATTGGAGCTATTGCGGGATCAAACTGGGAGAGAAGCTACTCTCGCGAAGCCGGAGCCTTCCCAGCGACCCTTACGGGCTTAATTCCGGGTGAATTGATCGGCACTAAGGGCAAGTACTGGCCAACAGTTGGTCGTATCGATGGTGCCTTTGGCGATCGAAACCTCGTCTGCTCATGTCCGCCGATTGCTGAACTGGCAATCAACTAGAACTACTAAGAGTGGGTCGGTTCACTCTAACTTAACATAATGTAGATTATCGGCGATTAAACCAGCGTTGGAAACCCCACTGCGTAGTACGAATCAGAGCTTCGAGGACGATCTTCCGATTCATCTTTGACTTCCCTTTTGTCCGTTCAATAAAGGTAATCGGCACTTCTCGAACCAATAAGCCGCAATCATGAGCACGCATCGCCATCTCAACCTGGAATCCATAACCAATTGTCTCTATTTCGTGCAGATCGATACTTTCAAGGAGTTTTCGACTCAAGATTCGATAGCCGCCAGTTAGGTCCTTATAAGGCAATTTGAGAGCGATTTCGGCATACCGGGTACCCAT